ATCTGGTTATCCCGCAGCCCACACTCTTCCAAACCATCAAACCAAATAGTATTTCAAACCATATAAATAGATATCCTGCATATTGGGATGTGAAATTATCTAGATATAAAGGTTTGGAAGGTTTGGGGCTTTTTTTGTGGATGTCGCAGACACCCCGCAGCCCTTAATCAAATACCAAGAAGGTATAATTAGTGAAACGGAATAATAATATGGCTAGAACAGGCGTAATAGGTGGTCAAGGACCCAGACAACCTAGACTAATAAAAGATACAGGGGTCCAATTATCCTTTGATGACTTTAGCGTAGAGGCAGCGGTAAAGCATTCATTGACATCAGCCACATGGCTAGAAGAGGCAGACCTAGGAGCAGCTATGACTGCTGTAACCCTAGCACAAACCATAGACCAAATGCCAGATAGAAGACATCAATTGGCTCCTATTCTGATTGCATTATTAAGTAATCTAGGTTTGTTAAATAATCGTAAAGAAGATAAGTCGCTAACCCCTCAAGAAATGCTATTGGCCATTGCTTCTGGGGAATAAATATGGACTGGATGCCCACGCATTACACAGAACCTTTGTCTGATAACTTTGTTACAGATGGGGATAAGCTTATAAATATAGCTGAAAAACTATGGCGTTTGCCTGAAAAAAATGATGCATTATTAAAGCTAACTGATTGGCAAAAGTGGTTAATTAGGGCAACATTGGAAAGATATCCTGACGATTACCCTGAAGAAGATAAGGCTGGAAGGCTAAGATATAAGCAAGTAGTCATTTCTATGCCAAGGAAAAACGGAAAAAGTCTTTTGGGAGCTTTGTATGCCACGTATGGGATGCTATTGCATGAGCCAGCACCAGAAGTAATATCTGTGGCAGCCTCAGCAGACCAGGCAAAGATTGTTTATAGGCGATTGCTTCATCAGGTACAGAGTTCACAGCTGCTTCAGACCCTATTCTCCAGATCAACGGAGCATAGAGGTCTGTGGACAGCGAATGGGACTGGTGTATATAAAGTAATTGCTGCTAAAGCAGCTACGGCCCAGGGTTTGCATCCTAGCCTTGTTGTCTTTGACGAATTGCACGTTGCCAATGAAGATGTGTGGGCAGCCATGGCTTTGGGTAGCGGTACAAGAGATGACGGTATCATAATTGGTATCACAACTGCTGGAGATGACACTTCTAGCCTACTTAAGAACCTTTATGAGCGTGGAGCCAAGGCAATTGATGGAGATGAAGAGCTAGAAAGATTTGGATTCTTTTGCTGGGAATCTCCACAGGGCTGTGAGCTAAATGATGAGATAGCTGTGCGTAGAGCCAATCCCCAGCTAGCCAGCGGTATCCTAAGTTGGGAATCTGTCAAGAATGAACTAGCTACAATGCCTGAAGCAGATGCCAGACGCTATAGATTAAATCAATTTGTTTCATCTATGAATGCTTGGCTACCTGTAGGCACTTGGCAAAGCCTTCCATATGGCGAGGTAAAGAATCCAAAGGTCTTTGCAGTAGATAGAACCCCTGGATGGGATTATGCAAGCATCGTATCTGCTGAAATGGATGATAACGGAATGGTAACAACAGAATTAGTAGCCAGCTTTAACAATAGCAACGTGGATGAGCTATTGGAGGCATGCAATAGATTAAAGAAGTATGGTCAGCCATTTGTGATGGACTCTTATGTACTATCTGACTTAGCACAAGCAATGAAACAGCGTGGATTTAGAGTACAAACCACTACAAATAAGGACCTAATCAATGCATCAAATAACGCATACCGTAAAATTATGATGAAGAAAATTATGCATCCAAGAGATGAGATAGTTTCTTTGCAAATGCAGAGGGCAGTTAGAAAGAACATTGGAGAGTCGTGGAAGATAACACGAAAGGACAGTGGCTCTGATATTGATGCTGCAATTGCTACAGTTTTAGCTATCTGGTTTGTAGAAACACAGAAACGACCAACACAGATGGTTTATTAAGGAGAAGACATGGGATTTATACAAAGATTCTTAGGTTTGGAAGATATGCCTAAGCCATTTGTGCCTGAACTGCAAGAAAGAGCAGCTGTAATTCCATCAAGAGAAGAAATTATTGTTAATGAAGACACAGCACTAAGGCTTGTACCAGTTAGCAGAGCAATCTCAGTTCTAGAAACTGCTATTCAGCAAATTCCTGTAGAGGTTTACAGAGGAATTGAAAAAATTGAAACTCCTGCATGGTTAATTACTCCAGATATTAATAAAAACATCAATCAGTCTGAGTTCCTTGGTCTGACTGTTGTGTCTATGGCTATTTATGGCAATGCATTCTGGAGAATTACCAGAGGTGCACGTGGGGTAGCAAATGTTGAAGTGCTAGACCCAACTAAAGTTGCAGTAACAGAAGATTCATTTGGTGTAATTACATACTCAATGTATGGCAAGACTATTCCAAGCAGCAGCATGATGCACATTAAGTTGTGGCACAAGCCAGGAGATGCTCTTGGATATGGTCCAATTCAGAGACACAAATCTACTTTAAGGTCAGCACTTGACTTACACAACTACGCTGACAATTGGTTTAGAACAGCAGCAGTGCCAACTGGTGTATTGACAACTTCAGAACACCTTGCTGCAGACGATGCAATTGCAAATAAAGAAGCATTCATCAAGTCACAGCGTGAAAGAAGCGTTGCAGTTCTATCTTCTGGTCTAAAGTACGATGCCATAGCTCTAAATCCAGAGCAGGCACAGTTCCTAGAGAACCAGAAACACATCACACGACAGATTGCTTTGATGTTTGGTGTTCCAGCTTTGTATTTTGGCATGGGCATTGAAGGTCAGGGCATGACTTATGTGAATGGCAATGAAGACCGTAACAAGTTGTACGAAGATGGTCTACAGCAGTACATTGTTCGTATTGAACAGGCACTTACTGACCTATTGCCAAGGGGACAGGTTGCAAAGTTTAACCTAACAAGCTTCCTAAGACCAAATCAGCTAGTCAGATATCAGGCCTATCAGATTGCACTCCAGAATAACTTCATGACAATAGATGAGGTTAGAACTTTGGAGGGTATGCCTGAGATTGATTCACCTGAACAACCAACCGTATAAAATGGAGTAATGATGGATGAGATGATTACACGCTCGTTTGAGATTAGGGCTACAGATGCTGAGAAGCGTGAAGTTTCTGGTATTGCTGTTCCCTACAATGAGACTATTGACATTGGTGGAGGCTTGCAGGAACGCTTTGAGAAAGGCTCTGTAGACCTAGAAGCTGATGTAAAACTATTCCGTGACCACAAAGAAATTATTGGGAAGGTTACAGAACTTTCTGATACTGACGAAGGATTATTCATTCGTGCAAAGATATCAGACACAAATCTTGGAAATGAGACCCTAGCCCTCGTTAAAGACGAGGCCATTCGCTCATTTTCAGTAGGGTTCATCCCCCTTGTGGATGAGAAGCAGGGCAAGACTGTTGTCCGTAAGAAAGTAGACTTAAAGGAAGTCTCCTTAACTGCGTTCCCTGCTTATGAAAATGCTTCAGTTACTGAAGTAAGACAAGAAAACAATCAGGAGGAGAAATCCATGGAAAACACAACTGACAACTCTGCAGAACTAGCAGAGGTCCGTTCAGCTGTTGCAGACCTTGAGCGTAAGTTTGAGATTATTTCTGCACCAGTTGACAAAACTCCTGCTGTTCCACAATACCGTAGCTTTGGTGAGTACGTCAAGGCTGTTGCACGTGGGGATGAGCAGGCTATTCAGCTACACCGTGACTTCACTGGTGGTACAACTGCAGACAGCGTTGTTCTTAACGCTTTCGTAGATGACACCATCCGTCTAGTTGCAAAGGGAAGACCAACAGTATCAGCTTTCGCTGCTGCTGCACTTCCAGCTTCTGGAATGAACGTAGAATACGTTGTAGTACAGAATGACACCACAGATGTTGACGAGCAGGCTGCTCAGGGTGACACTCTTGCAACTGGTAAGCTAGACCTTACTACTGCAACTGCACCTGTTAAGACATACGGTGGATATGCATCTCTATCAAAGCAGGTTATTGAGCGTAGCTCCGTAGCTTACCTAGACGCAACCTTCCGTGCACTTGCAATCAAGTACGCAAACGTAACCAACGCTGCAGCTCGTGCAACTCTTGTTGCTAACGCTGGAAGCCTAGGTTCTGGTACTATCACTGCAAATGACTTTGAAGGCTGGGTAGCAGCTATTGCAAATGCATCTGCTGACATGTACGATGACACAGGTTTGACCCCAGAGTTCATCCTTGTATCTACTGACAGATTTGTTGACATTGCTAAGGTAAAGCAGGGCGATGCACCACTTCTTGCTGGTTTCAACCAGACCAACAACATTGGAACACTTAACCCAGTAGGTCTAACTGGCAGCTTCTACGGCTTGCCACTTATTGTTGACCCATCACTGGCTAACGGTTCTGTATATGTTGCTAACCGCCAGGGTATGGTTAACTACGAATCAGCTGGTGCACCATTCCGTCTAACTGACGATGAAATCACTAACCTAACCAGTGACTTCTCCGTCTACGGATTCATGGCATCAACACTGCCACAGCCAAAGGCAGTTGTAAAGCTTAGCTTTAGCTAGAAAATAAAGGAGTAATACGATGGACTGGACAGACCTCAAAGCATATGTTGGAGCACCTGATGTTGATGACGCTTTTGTTGAAGATTGCTATTTAACATCTAAGGATTTAATTGCCACATATGTCAAGTCAGCGAAGGTACCTGCACAGGTATTAAAGCGTTGCTACTTGGAAGTAGGTTCTGAGCTGTTTCACCGTAGAAGTGCACCAATGGGTGTTTCTCAATATGCAACTTATGATGGTGCTCCAATCAGAATTGCTAGAGACCCACTCATTGGTGTCTATCCGTTATTGAATCGTTACATGCAGAGGTTTGCTTAGATGGATATTGGGGCAGTTAGAGATGGTTTAGCTTTTGCAATTGCAGAAGCTGGTATGGACACGGTTTACACCTATGTTCCAGAAAGACCAATTCCTAACTGTGCAATTATTGAGCCTGACAATGAATTCTTAAGAGTTTATGAAGGCCAGTATGGTCCAGATTATGCATCAAATTGGAGGGTACAGATTATTGTTAGATTTGCTACCAATAGCAAAGAAACAACTGAACTAGACAATGTGCTTAATGATTTGGTACCAGCTATTTGGGAAAACACTGATGTAAATAGATTGTCTGTAGACAAGCCATTTATCCTTGAGGTAAATGGAGCTAACTTTTTGGCAACAAATATAAATGTTTCAATAGATATGCAAGGAGGAAATTGAAATGGCTAGAATTAAAGGAAAGTCAATCGTTTTCGAACTTGACGGAGTTGAGTACTCTGGTGGAGTGAGCAATGTTACATTCTCCTCTGCTGTAAATGAACTTGGCTTTGGCAACTACGAAGACAGCCTAGACTACACCTGCACCGTCACTGGTTTCCAGGACACTGCTGGCAATTCCCTATGGTCAAAGCTTTTTGACGCACCAGGAATTACTATGACAGTATCTTACGCACCACACGGCAACACAACACCATCGGCTAACCAGCCTTGGTTTACCGCTACTGGATATGCTGAGACCATTCCAGACCTAGGTGGAGCTGCAGGAGAATTCTTCGTGTATGACCTGACCATCATTCTTGATGGCAAGCCTACAAGAGTAGAATCGTTCTAAAGGATTGGGCTAATGGCAGAAGCAGTCACCATCAAGGTTGAGGGCTTGAGAGAAACTCAGAAAGCTCTTAAGAATCTTGAGGGTGGTTTGGATGACCTAAAAGATACAAATGCATCTTTGGGTAATGAAATCGCTCAGCGAGCTTCTGCCTTAGCTCCAAGACTAACTGGTAACCTGGCAGCCAGTATAAAATCAAACAGACAGGCAAAAAAAGTCTCCATCAAAGCTGGTGGAGCAAAGGTTCCATATGCTGGTGTTATTGAGTATGGATGGAAAGCAAGAAACATAGAATCCCGCTCATACTTAAGAAAAGCAGCATTTGAAAACAGAGATTACATTGTTCAGAAATACGAAGACGGTATTAAACAAGTAATCCAAAAATATAATTTTGACCGTTAATAGATAGGAGAGGCAGAAATGCTAGATAACGACATAATGAAAACCCTGAAGTGGTCTGAGCTGGCTCAGATTGAAGAATATGTGGGTGACCCAATGGATGAATGGACAACCACAAAATCAAAGGCAAAGTTAGCTTTTGCAATGCAGTACTTGTTGGCTAAGCGAGCAAACCCAGCACTTACAATTGAAGAAGCTGAGAATTTGTCAATTCAAGAATTAGCAGACATCTCAGGAGTTGAGCTAAGGGACCCAAAAGACCAAGCCACAGCCTAGAAGTAATGGCAAGGTTCTGCATAGCTACAGGATTAGCTCCATCAGTGTTTTGGGACTTAACTCTAGAAGAATATGAGTATTTCGTAAGAGAACTCAATAGGAGGAAAGCATAATGGCACAACAAGTTGTGATTGACATTATTGCTGAGACGCAGAAACTTACAAGTGGCATAGATAGTGCTAACAAGCAGCTTGGTGGTCTTAATGACAAGCTCAAAGGTGCAGCTGGTGCTGCCGTTGCTTTCGCATCCGCATTTGTTCTTGATAAAGGTATAGATTTTCTAAAACAGGCTAACGAAGAAGCCAAAGATGCAGAATTAACTGCTAGAAACGCTGCAATTGCTTTTGGTGAAGGCTCTGCAGCTCTTGAGAAGATTACAGAAGATGCAAACAAATTTGCAGAGGCTCTGGCGGTAGATAATGATGAAATCATAAGATTATCTACAGAATTAGCACAATTCCTTCCTCCAGCTGCTAGAGATTCTGCTGCTGAGATTGTTAATCTTGGTTATGACATTGCAGCTCTTACTGGTGTTGACGTTGAGACATTTCTAAGCAAATTTGCTAAGGGTATGGCAGACGGTGAGCTTAAAGTAAAGGATTTGCAGAAATTAATTCCTGGTTTGGAAGATTCTGTATACAAGCAAGCAGAAGCAATGTTTGTTGCTGGAGATGCTCAGGATGCATTAAATCTGCTTATTGAAGAAGGTCAAAAAGTATATGGAGATGCTGCTGAAGCAAACGTAACTGCCTCTGACAGGCTTGAGAAGAAACTTGGGGACCTAAAAGAAACAATTGGTACAAGATTGTTACCAGTAATTGAAAGACTTGTAGGATTTGCATCAGAACTTATTGATAGATTCCTTGCTCTGCCAACACCAATTCAGAATACAATTCTTGGCCTAATTGGTCTTGTTGCAATCCTTGGACCATTGGGAACATTGATTACAAGCGTTAAAACAGTCATGGGATTGTTTACAGCAGCTACCGTGGCTCAAACAGCAGCTACAACTGGTGCAACTATTGCAGCAAATCTACTCAGAGTTGCTATGTTTGCCTTGCCAATCATGGCAATTATTGGTTTAATTATTCTTCTTGTTGCTAACTGGGATACTGTTGTCAAAGTAGTTACAGATGTAGCCAAGGCTATCTTTAACTTTGGAAAAGATGCCCTAAAGAACATTGGAGACTTTGTAGGCTCAGCAGCAAAGGCATTTGGAAACTTCCTAAGTGATGTTGGTAACTTTGCCAAGGGCATTATCCAGTTCTTCCTTGATATACCAAAGAATATGCTTGAGATTGGTAAGAATATTGTTGAAGGACTTTGGAATGGTATTAACGGTGCTGCTAATTGGCTAAGAGATAAGATTGTTGGCTTTTTTGGTGGCCTTGTTCCAGATTGGGTTAAAGATGTACTTGGAATCAAATCGCCATCTACAGAGTTTGCCAAGATTGGTCAAAACATAACTCGTGGTGTTGGAGTTGGAATGGCAATACCAAGAATTACCCCTCCTACTCCAATATCAAGCAGGGCTTTGGGAATTGCTGGCGGTACAAACATAACAATCAATGCAGGACTAGGAACTGACCCATACAAGCTTGGAAGACAAGTAAATAATGCTATTAATAAATACGGCAAGGTAAGTATTAAGCCAGGAGCGAAAAGAGTAGTTAAGCTATGATTCGTGTAAAAGATAAAATCAAATTATATATTCAGACTGGAGAAGGAGCAATATCTGAATCTGACTTTACTGAATATAGCGATGGAATATTAACAATATCAACAGAAAGAGGTGTTGATAAATACGAATCTCCAGGGCAGCAATCTGACAGTGGACAGTTAACAATTGTAAGCAGAAATCCAAATATTGACCCTTATGCTAATGCAGAAATTAAGTCTGGAAAAACAATAATTGTTGCTTATGAGGAATTTGAAAACAGGATATTTACTGGAAATATATCTAACGTAAATATTGAATACAGACCAAAAGACAATCCAATAGTTACAATAAATGCTATTGATGCAATTGGTGCTTTGTCAAGGTCTGTTTATTGGAATTTACCAAACGATTATCTTGGTAAAATTTATTGGAATTTGCGAGAAGCCATTCAGGCTGGTTTATTTTTGTATGGAGGTGCTCCAGCGGTATATGGGTCTTTATATAATTACAATCAAGATTTAGACCCACTTGGATATGGAGCAATTGAAGGCAATGAACAAGCATATGATTTTATTACAAAAGGTGCTTCATCAAGATTAGGATTTATATATGCCGATAAACAAAATATTGTTTACTATTATGACCACAATAAATATTTAACTTTAGATTCTTATGTAGACCCAGTTATAGGACCTAGTAATTTTACAATAACTCCATTAACTGCTACTAATGAAGATAATTACAAACATCCTGCAGATAATAATATATTTCTTACTTTTGATTCAGAAGGATTGATAGGCAATAATTATAAATTTATTGAGTTAGATGACGGTTTTGACAGAGTTGTAAATCAGTTAGAAATTAATACAACCAGTATTAGATATACAGATGATGAAGATTCAGATGTAATTAAGGATGAAACCATTAATTGGGGAATTTATGAAAAAACTGAATCAATTGAAACCTGGGGAGTAAATTCAGCACTAATAGATGGATTGATACCAGATTTATTCACAGATGGAACCACTGTAAATAAAGAAGCATTGGTTGATAAAGTTGCTGCAACTTATTTAGAATCAGAATCCTTACCAAATATAGAGATTATTAGTCTTACTTTTGATGGAAGAGTTTATCCAGAAGATGCATTAAATATTGATATTTATAAAAAAATAAGAATAAAACATCAAGTAAATGAATCATTAACAATTGATAAAGAATATTTAGTTGTTGGTCTTAAAGATGAAATTGATGAATCTAATTGGTTAATTAATTTAATTCTTAGGCCAGTAATGGAGGCATCCGCAATGACAGTAAAGCCAAGTATTTCATTTACAGCTTCAGATGCTACAAATGATACTAGAACTGTTTATACTGCCTCAGTATCTTCTGCAGAGCCTATTGAAAAAATTTCTTGGCTATTTAATGGCCCACAATTTTCTTCTGATTTATGGACAAGGTTTTCAGACCAACCAAATGAAATTGATTTTATTATTACACAACCAACTAACCTCATAGATGGCAATGGTGATATTTATGTAGCAGCTGTAGTAGAGTATGAAAATGGATGGAAAAGGGCAACTAATAGTTTAATTTTTAGTAATGTTGTTAAAGAACAGCCAAACGCTAATTTTACATTTGTAGCAGATAGCCCTTCTCAAACAGCAATATTTACTTTTACTGGAAGAGATTTAGATGCTTATACAAATAATGATGACCCATCAAGTGGTCCAGTAACAATTTTTGGTGGAAATAATGCACAATCATATTTATGGAATTTTGGTGATGGTACAACATCAACACAAAAAAATCCAATTAAAACATATTCTGTTCCAGGACCTGGCACATATAATTACACTGTAACCCTGACAGTTACAACACAATTTGGAGATACTGATACTCATCAAGAAACTGTAACCTTAGTTATTCCAGCGGTACCACAAGCCCTTGCATTATTCTCAGTATCACAAAATGACCCATTTGTAACATTTACGAACCAAAGTGTTTATGCTGATACTTATCTTTGGAATTTTGGTGATGGTAATACTTCCACAGCAGTAAATCCAACACATCAATATCAAGAATTGGGAACATATACTGTAACCTTGACCGCAAGCAATATAAATAATAGCGATACAACCACTCAACAAATAACTATTGGTTCTGTATTTTATCCAGTCAAATATGTCAAATTTGAATGGGATAGTATTGTTGCAACTCAAGTTGTTAATGGTATTAGAAGTCCGCTTTCAGGAATAATTGAAGCTTTTGCTGAATTAGAAATTAGGAATACTTCTAATCAATTAATATCTAGCAATTATTACTCAAAAGCAACTCCAGTGGAACCTCCATTGGATACCCCATTATTTAGGCTAAGAACTTTTACTGGAACTCAAATTATTAATAGTGCTTGGGATAATAATGGTCCAAGATATTTAACAGATGGAAATGATTATGAAGTTCCTACATATTTTATTAACTTATCTGAAGAAACATTGTCTAATCCAACAAGATATTATTACAATGGAAATATTGTTACTCAAATGAGTGCTGGTGCTGCTAATTTATTGCCAAATCAGATAACTGCTCGTAAAGATATTGGAAGCATAAAACTACTAAATACAATTACTCCAGGACAAAGCAATAAACCACAAGAAAAAATAAGAGTGTATGTTAGCGAAAATAATGTAGATTGGCAAGAAATTGGTTATATTTCATATCCAGATTATTATGTTGGACCAACGTTAACAGATATTGAAATGACACCAATTGGTCCAATGCCACCAAGAAAAACAGCATAGAGTTCCACAACTGCCTCGTGGAATAGGAAACCCCCAGAACGTATTCTTTCTGGGGGAATTCTTTTGTTAGGGGTAGCTATTCCTCAGTCACCTCTGGCTGGGTTTCAACCATAGGCTTTTCTACTACTTTCTGTTCCTTAACTTTTGGCTTCTTCTTGTCATAATCCCAATCCTTGACTGGAATTAGCTTGCCTTCGTAATAAACCTTCTTAGCCATAATGGCCTCCTGTCCTTGTAAGTCAATCTACATCTATTATAAAATTGATGTAGTTCTAGGAGGACTAATGACTACTTTAAGCGTTGTTCCGCCATTTTTAGATTGGCTGGTATATAGAAACGACACAACTGCCCTGACATTGGCATTATATGATGATGATGAAAAACCAGCGGACCTTACGGATTGGGAATTTGAAGGTCAGGTTAGAGCAACACCTCGTGATAATACAATATTGGCAGAGCTTACAATCACAAAGAATGAAAACTTTTTATCCATTTTCCTTGATAACTCCGACCTAGAACAAATTAATTATTTTGACATACAGGGAACAAATGGAAGCACAGGCACTGTGTCTACAATTATTTATGGAACAATTCACGTTGAAGAGGATGTGACACGCTAATGAAGTTAGAAATTATATCTCCAAATGAGATGAAGATTTTAGCAACAGGGCTAGAAATTGCACAAGGTCCACAAGGACCAACTGGTCCACAGGGTCCAACAGGAGCACAGGGTCCAAAGGGTGACAAAGGTGACACTGGAAACACTGGACCACAAGGTGTTCAGGGTATTCAAGGACCACAGGGTGCTCAAGGATTAACTGGTCCCCAAGGTGCACAAGGTTTGCAAGGTTTACAAGGTGAGGCAGGTCCACAGGGGCCACAAGGTGAACAAGGCATCCAAGGTATTCAAGGAGCAACAGGACCAACAGGTGCTCAGGGACCACAGGGACTAAAAGGTGACACTGGTGACCAAGGCCCAGCAGGACCAACAGGAGCAACTGGTGCTACTGGTGCACAAGGTATTCAAGGAGAGCAGGGTCCTGCAGGACCTGAAGGCCCACAAGGTTTGCAGGGTATTCAAGGTATCCAGGGTCCCCAGGGTATTCAAGGACCCAAGGGTGATAAGGGTGACCAGGGAGACCCAGGTGTAGATGGTGACCACTACCACACCACATCTTCTGAAACAAATACAATAATTAACAATGGAGCAATCAGTTTTATTCTTAATGATTTAGATGTAGATTACACAATTGCACAGTCTGTAATTGTTGCTCACGATGCATCAAATTATATGATTGGTAATGTTACTGGTTTTAATTCAACAACTGGTGAAC